GCTGCTTATGCTGCCACCAATTTCGTACTACCTGGAGTTGGCACTGCCGCTGCCACAGTAGTAGAAGGAGCTAAGGTTTTAGATGCTACTAATAAGGTTCGTGACGCAGCTGAATCTTTGGCAGACACGTGTATGACTCAAATTCCGGAACTTGTTGCCACACATACAAATTTGGCAGATATTGCTGCTTCAACATTGTCGAATATTAACAACTTAACATCGCGATTGCAACAGGAAAATGGACTTTTAGCAACGATAAACAAATTCGTCAAGAACGTTACAACACAAGTTTCTGCTTTGGGTTTAATTATAACACTCATTTTGTGCTTTGCTGCATTGGCCTGGGATTGGAAAATAGGCTGTGCAGTTATTATGCTTGCTCTCATCTATTTCAATTGGCCTAAGGCAGTCACTGATAAAATACGACAACTCTTGAGTGTTGCTGGATGGAAATTTGAAATGAACGGTTCAGATCATATACCCCTCATTGGACAAATTTGTTTCACGCTTTTGGCTTTCTTTGGAGTATCTCGGATTCCTACTGATAAGTTTTATGATAACTTGTTGAAACGACTTGATATCGTGCCCAAGGCCTTCTCTGGATTGTCCAAGATTTGGGACCAGGCAGGAAAAATGTTTGAATTAGTTTCTGACGAATTTAAAGTGTACTTTTTGGGTGTTAAACGTGAAGATTTGATGCACGAAAAAGGTATAGTTGACGAGGTCGATAAGTGGGTAACTCGCATTAAATATTATTTGGATGCCAAACAACGAAATCTGTTAGCCCGAGATGAAGTTAGCGTTCGAGAAGTTGAGGAACTTTTTACAAAAATGTATCGATGGAAACATACCCCAGTTGTTTGGAAATCAATGCCCACTGATTGTCAACGTATTATAACCTCAATAACTCCTCTTGTCAATGACTTGTTCAAATTTGCTTGCCGCAGTACTGTCCATGAAGGTGGTCCACGAAAAGCTCCACTTGCAGTTTTTCTTTCAGGAGATTCAGGAAGAGGTAAATCAGAATTACTCTATCCATTGGCTTTCAGCTTACTTGCAAACCGCAAATACAACATGACCAATGCCCGCAATGAGATTTATGTCCGTAATTATGAAAC